GCTATATGTATTAAGCCAATTATCACGAATCTTGACAGCTTCATCATTAGACATGATTACACCACTGCTTCCTGCATACTTTCGTAGACCTTCAGCACCAGCACCATACAGCAAACCAAAGTTAGCGGACTTGGCAATCTGTCTGTCACATCCCATTTGTTTAGCCGTATAGTCATGTAAATCCTCTCCACGCTGAAATGCAGCAGTCATGTTCTTGTCTTTAGCTAATGCAGCAGCAAGACGTAACTCCATCTGCGAAAAGTCAGCATCTACGATCTTCCAATATAAAGGAGCCTGTACACATTGTCTGAACTCCGAGTCTCTTGGTATCTGCTGGTTATTGGGCTTAATGCTAGACATTCTGCCTGTGTCTGCCCCAAGCTGCATATAAGATGCTCTAACAAAATAAATATCCTTAAACTTTCTATGTAAAGTCATCTTATCTTGGATGCTTTCTATCATCTGTCTACGCTTTTCTCTACGTTTCCAAGTAATAAGTGTTTGGATCGTAGGAGAATCAGCAGCGCAATTCTTCAAAGCATCTTTAGCAACACTAGGCTTACCGTCATTGTTCACTGGTGTATAACCAAGAACTAACTCAAGCTTTTCTAATAATTGTTTAGAGCTTTTAATATTGAATCCTGCATATTTTTTAGTACCTAATCTCTTTGATCCTTGGTCTTTCGCACGTAGATTAAATGTGCCATCTTCATTTCTAGGTAGCTTCTTTCCAGGTGGTAAGTCATTATCAAGTTCTCTGATAAATTCATTACCCAACTCTTTAATGTCATCTTCATAGTCAACTCGACATTGATCTAATTCCTCTTTATTCCAAGGTAAACCAGTTCTCCACATCTGCGCCATAGCTGGAAGTGCTCTACACTCCAAAGTAAAAGCTTTGTCTAACTTTGCATTTCGTAGCTTTCGCTCTAATACTTGGTCTAACTCAAGTAGTACTTCAATATCCTTTGCAGCGTAGATTAACTGTTCTTTGGATAAATCTTCAGCACCCCAATCTGACTTTTGCTGCTCTTTAGATATGTTTATATCAAGCTGCCTTTTTGCTAGTGCATCAAGACCATGCTTAGTTTGTGGAATACCATTAGTCAATAATCTACTGGCTAACATACTGCATCTGACAAATCCTTCAGGATGTATGCCATGTTCCTGTAACCATCCAAGATCAAACACTGCATTGTGGGCCAGCCAGTATCTATTGGTACTACTAAAAAATTCTTCTAAATAATTCC